GAAATGGGGAGGGTAATGGGGAGGGTATAAAGGGGGGTAATGAGGGGGTTACTCCACCCCCATTAGCAACCAAGAACCAAGAACCAAGAACCAGAGAGAGCCGCGCTACGCGCTTGCCTGCTGATTGGGAACCAAGTGATGAGTTGATTGCTTTTGCTCGTAAGGAAAGGCCAGACTTGAACTTGAGAACCACAGTTATGTCGTTCATGAATTACTGGCAAGCTAAGTCAGGCAAGGATGCAACCAAGCTTGATTGGGATAAGACGTTCAAGAATTGGGTGCTCAATGAAAAGCAAGGTCCGGTCAAGCCTGCTGCAATCAATCCGTATGCAGGTGCGCTATGAAGGGCCATGAGTTTGTGATCGCTTGCAAGCTAGCTTCTTCCCCGCCCCGCGCCGTTTTTGTGGAGTTTGATGGCCAGCCTGATCCGCACCCGGACTACCCTGTCGTGGTAGCCAAGCCTTACGAGCGCGACTACCGTTGGGCTTATGGTTTGGTCGTACACGTCACAGGAATCAATTCTGAGGCCGTTTATGAGGCCGTAGAGGCGTTAAAAAGGTTCAAGGCTAGGAGGATATTCGCCCACTATCGCGAAACGACTCCAGGCCTTCTATGGGACTCGGAGGTGGATGCATGAACACCCTACCTAACGACATCGACTTTCAGACCTGGTACGACATGATGGAGCCGGCAGTCATGATCCGGCCAGTGCGGGACATCGTGCGTGATGCCATCGAGTTGCTGCATTCCAATCCACCGCCGCCCGTGGTTATGCCTTGGCAGAAGCTGCGCGAAATGTTTTCGTTCAGGCCTGGCGAAGTCACGGTCTATGCTGGCCAGAATGGAAGCGGCAAGTCCATGATCACCGGCATGATCGCGCTGCAATTGATCGCGCAAAAGCGCAGCGTCCTGATTGCAAGCTTCGAGATGAAACCCACAACCACGTTGCAGCGCATGGTTAGGCAATTCTCTGGCTCGCAGTTTCCCAACGTCGATGACTACCAGCGCTTTGCTAGCTGGGCTGAAAACAAGCTGTGGTTCTATGACCGACAGGGCGAAGCCAGCAGGGAGCAGGTGGTTGGTGTTGGCAACTATGCTGCGCGTGAACTTAAGATGCAGGACTTCTTCATTGACTCGCTCATGAAGTGCGTGAAGGGCGAAGACGACTACAACGCGCAGAAGGATTTCGTGAGCGATTGCACAAACTTGGCACGCGATACCGACCTGCATGTTCATCTGGTCCACCACATCAGGAAGGGGCAGACCGACGAGGCCATGCCCCAGAAGGTGGACATGAAGGGCAGCGGGTCCATTGCCGACCAGGTGGATAACGTGTTCATGGTCTGGCGCAACAAGAAAAAGGAAAGGTTGCTTGAGGCTGGCCAGCCTGTCGAGCCTGAAGAACCCGATGCCATGCTGCTTTGTGAAAAGCAAAGGAACGGCGAGTTTGAGCCGCGGTTAAGACTTTGGTATGACCGCAAGTCACAACAGTTTTTGGAGAAGGCTGGTGCAAACCCCTACCGATTCGACGCCGATTTTTGAGGTCACGCTGCCATGGCCACCTACCGTCAATACTTACTGGCGACACAAGGTAGTTGGCAGGCTCGCAACCGTGTACGTTTCAGGAGCGGGCAAGATCTACCGCAAGGCAGTGAACAACCTAGTGCTGGAAGCCGCAATGGTGCAGCGCTACCTCAAGCAGGCTGGACCTTTACGCGTGGAGATCGAGGCCTTCCCGCCCGACAGGCGGAAGCGGGATCTGGACAACGTGCTGAAGTCCCTGCTCGATTCACTGACACATGCAGGGGTGTGGGAGGACGACAGTCAGATCGAGGATCTGAGGATCTTCAAAGCAACGATTGCCGGCATGGTGAAGGTGAGGGTGTACGCCAGGGGCGAACAGGGGGCGAACACCGAGGGTGAACAAGGGGCGAACACTAGGGGCGAACAAACGGCGAATTTAGGGGCAAAAGCAGGGTGGACAGAAGGGTGGACATAGGGGCGAAGGGGGGCGAACACTTGGGGGCGAACAGGGGTGAACACAGGGGTGAACATGAAATTAACGGGCGACAGGAACCAGTGTCAGGGGTGTAAGGAATACTTCAATTCGACCTTTGCCTTTGATAAACACCGCACAGGCGATTTTGGGGTGAGCCGTAGATGCAAAACACGCGATGAAATGGAAGGGGTGGGGATGAGTATCAACCAGGCAGGATTTTGGATTTCAAGCGCCTATGGCGGACCTTGGAGGGGCACTGATGGAAATTGAGAAGGTAGTCGATCCACACAAGGCGGTGGACTTTCTGTTTGAGCATGCCAACGCTTACGCCGCGGCTAAAGCTTTGCGTATCTACACCGAGGAGTTTCGCAAGAGCAAGAAGGCCATGCTCATGAAGGAAAGCTTAGAGACCGCAATCGGCGCACAGGAGCGTGAAGCCTATGCGCACCCCGAATACGTTGAGTTGTTGAAGGATTTGCAAAAGCACGTCACTGAAGAGGAAACACTGAGATGGAAACTGACCGCAGCACAAGCGCGAATCGAGATCTACCGGACGCAACAAGCGAACTTGCGGGCTGAAGGCAAGGCAACGATATGACCAACGACGAGAAGAAACATCTCGATAAGCTTTCGGCCATCGGCTGCGTGCTTTGCCACCTGCAGGGCACGCCTGGTACGCCAGCAGAGATCCATCACCCGCGCAAAGGCACCGGCATGGGCCAGAAGGCTAGTCATTACCACGCCATACCGCTATGCCCAGAACACCACCGTGGCAACACGGGCATCCATGGCATGGGCGTAAAGGCTTTCACCAAGCATTACCAAGTCGATGAGGCTGAGTTGCTACACGTTACCCGCCGTTTAGTCGCGCATCATGACCATTTGTCGGACGGATGGCGTACACCCACACAAGTGGACTAAAAGTGTGTAGGATTGAGCCTGTAGTAACTAAACAGCGTAACCAACACGGAGAAACAAAATGCTTTTAATCGAATCAGTCAAAAACATCACCATCGCAAAAACACGCAACTCACGTTGCTATGGCGAGCCAACACTCTTTGCAATGATTGTGGACGAGTCCACCGGCTACGCAAACGAAATGGAATTTGCCAACATTGAAGAGGCAAACGACTTTGTAGCTCGCATCAACAAGCTAACCAAAAAATAAATCAACCGGGGCTACGGCCCCATCACACGGAGAACATCATGGAACACAACATCAGAACAGAAAACTATGACAGGGTTGCACTCAGTGAGCACGACGGCGGTTTGTGGCTCACGATCTGGAAGGTGGGCGCACACGCTAGCGTTCACCTCAATCAAGAGCAGCTTCGTGAGTTCCACCAGGCTGTTGGCGAATACCTCAAGGAGACTCAAGATGAACTATGACTGGTGGCTTGATCGGCAGCTTTGGGAATATGACCAAGAGCGGCTTGACGCAGAACAGGAAGAGGACTTAGACTCGGACGAGTAGTCCATGTGTGAGTCTCCTGTTGTCTTCCCGACGATTTTCCCCGGCATCGCGCCGGGGTTTCTTTTTGTGCTAAAGCATAGTAAAATCAAGCAGTTAGACAAGCAATCGTTCCTGCGCCGCGGAAAAAGTTTGCGGCCCGCGCAACAAAACCCTACTATCAACGGATCGAGACGAGTCACTGAGAGTATGTGATGGCCAAATCCGCAAAACCCAAAGATGATGCTGCGCCGCGCAAAACAGGCCGGCCAAGCAAGTACACGCCTGAGATAGCCACTAAGATCGTAGAGCAGCTAAGTGAAGGTATTCCACTAAGAGAGATATGCAGACAAGAGGGTATGCCAGCCTGGCGAACCATTTACGATTGGATGTACCAGGATGATGTTTCTGGGGCGGCGAGCGTCGGTCTTTCCGCAGCCATCGCGAGAGCACGGGAAATTGGCTACGACAAAATGGCTGAGGAATGTATTGAGATTGCCAACACGCCAATGTTTGGCGAAGTCAAGACGATTGATGGCGACAAGCTGATTGTCCGCAGGGAAGACATGCTTGGCCACCGCAAGCTTCAGATCGAGACCAGGCTCAAGTTACTGGCCAAGTGGAACCCCAAGAAGTACGGTGATCGCCTTATGCATGCCGGTGACGCTGACAGCCCAGTGCAGGTGCAGGCTGACGTTAGCATCTTTGACGCCATGCTGAAGAACCTCGAAGCCAAGAGGCAACTTGGGGACAAGTGATCTTGAGTCCTTACTGCGTGATCCGCAGGTAAGGGCTGAGTACACCAAGCTACCTGCTGACCAGGCTGCAGCTTGGGCCTGGCGCATGATGTGGCTCACGCGAGCGCTCAAGCACCAGATCCTGCCGACAGGTGATTGGTGGTCAATCTGGCTCATGCTTGCAGGCCGCGGTGCCGGCAAGACAAGAACGGCAGCAGAGCAGGTTGCATGGTGGGCATGGTCTTACAAAGCCACCAGATGGCTCGTAGCGGCTCCAACGAGCAGTGACGTGAGGTCTACATGCTTCGAGGGTGACTCGGGCCTCCTGCAGGTCATTCCTTCGGTCCTGATAGCCGACTACAACAAGGCGCTGCATGAGCTACGCCTAACCAACGGCAGCTTGATCAAAGGCATACCCGCCTCGGAGCCAGAGCGCTTCCGTGGCCCGCAGTTCCATGGCGGCTGGCTCGACGAGTTGGCAGCTTGGGAGTACATCCAAGAAGCCTGGGACCAGATCCAGTTTGGCATGCGCCTGAAGCTTCCCGACATGAAGACGCGGCTGATCTGCACGACGACGCCAAAGCCTCGTGACTTGATCCTGGATCTGATTGGCCGCGAGGGTGACGACGTAACGCTGACCACGGCAAGCACCTACGCGAACCTTGAGAACCTGAGCGACAACTTCAAGCGGCAGATCCTGCAGTACGAGGGCACGAACCTTGGCAGGCAGGAGATCTACGCCGAAATCATCGACCCTGAAGAGGGCGGCATTGTCCGCAGGGATTGGTTCAAGCTCTGGCCTGCAGACAAGCCACTGCCTAAGCTTGAGTACATCATCCAATCCTACGACTGTGCCTTCACGGAGAAGACGGTCAACGACCCGACGGCCTGTATCACCTTCGGTGTCTACAAGCCAGAGGACGGCGGCATGCGCGTGCTGATCATCGACGCCTGGCAAGATCGGCTGCAGTACCCTGACCTTAAGCCCAAGGTGCTCGATGAGTACGAGATCGTGTTCGGTGAAGGCAAGGACGCCAAGCGTGTTGACCTAGTGCTCGTGGAGGACAAGGCCGCGGGTATCGTGCTCATCCAAGACCTGCAGCGTGCCCATATCCCGGTGCGCAAGTACAACCCCGGTAACGCCGATAAGATCCAGCGCCTGAGCATTGTGGCCAACGTCGTGAAGGCTGGCCGGGTGTATGTGCCCGAGTCAAGCGTTAATGCTGGCTTTGTCCGCGACTGGGCTGAGGCCATGATCACGC